TCCCTAGTGTTAAAACTTGCCGACTTGTGAGTGTCGTCATGAAAGGGGCATCTAATATTTACCTGTCCTGTAGTTCTATTCATCTTGGCACCATAGTGGTGCAAGATATCAACTATGTCTGGTAAACTATCCGTCAAATACATCGCCTAACCTTAATACTAAATAAGAATCTTCTATTGATTTTCCTCTTGCCTTGATAACCACCGCTGATAAGACGGATGCTCTTTGAATCCCTCTTGCCTCTGAATAATGCGTTGCTTCAATCTGAGCCTCCTTCGTCCAACCAGAGAGGTCAATGCGACCTGATTGACCAGGCGCTTTGGCTTCGATAATTCCGATGTGCCCAAGGAAGCCTTGGCGGACAACAACGTCGCCTTCATCTCTAGCACCTGTTCTTGCAAGTCTCTCACTATCAAGTCCAATTCGTCTAAAATAATCTCGTAAGTCGGTTTCAAAGTTTGCTCCTCTAGCCTTGTGTGATTTTCTGGTTGTCATTCGCACTCCATACAGTAATTTGATGTTCGAATATGTGGTATATACATTATAAATTTTTTACCACAATGAAAACAATTAATGGGTGTCCAATCGGTTGCATCATCAACAAAATAAAATGGATTACGGATTCTTAGTTTCATGAGTTCTCAGGTATATCTTCTACATACATGTATTCAGGGTTGAATGCTAACCAAGTCAAGAGAGTTCCTCCCGCATCTGCTCTTCCGTAGCGATTCTTGACTGCAGCCACGCCAAGCGATGTGCCGACAGTTCCCAACGTACATATGAGAGCGGGTAACTGCGAAACTTTACCTTGGATTGCGCTTCTCGGTTGGCAAGGATTTCCAGGAACTGCTTCCGAAGTATGATGTAATACCACAACCGCCGCATTCGTCGCCCTAGCAAGATACTTTAACTCCTTCATAATCGCCCTCATTGAGGCAAACTCTTCGCCACCATCTGTGGCTACATCCATCAAATTATCTACAACAATAAGTGTTGGTGCACAGCCCCATAGTTCTTCGAAGGCTTGCACTTCCTCATCAATATCTTGTAGTGTTGGGGAAGATTCAAAAGACCAGACTATATGGCTTCCTTTTTGGAGGACTGCTTTAGTCCAACCAACATCAGTATTAAGTTTACGTTCAACATCTGTTTGATTCTTACCTGATATCATTGACGCTAGGCGCATAGCCATAGTGTGAGCATTGGTATCAGCGGATATGTAAAGAGTTGGAACATTTGTTTTTAATGCGAGTGCCAGCGCAAGTGTTGATTTACCTGCGCCAGGAGCACCTGCGAACATAGAAACTTCTGAACGCCTAATAATAATCTTGGACGTTTCAAATGATTTAAAACAACTAGGTAGGGGTTCCCCCCCAATAGAAGCACGCCCAACAGACCTAACGAGTGTACGCACTATCAGCCCCTACCTAATCCTAGTATTTACTTATGCCCAAACAATAGGAGCGTGTTGCTCCTTAGGAATCTTTTCACCTGACCAACGAGGTCCTGATGCTGGGTCTGACCAACACTTGTATGCTTTGCCAGCCTGACTTACGCCTGACTTTAATATCATTGGACCCCTTACGCAAGTAGGTGCACCAACTTTATTATAGACCCACATGTTTCCATATCTGTCTTGAATTGTTTCCTCAACCCCACCTGATGCTGGATTTTCCTGGGTCATTATTGAGGGTGGTGCTTGCTTTGTGCTTGTAGTGGTACTGTGCGTTGATAAAGGGGCGGTATTACTTGCTCCCACCACCAACTTTCCCACAGAGGCAATTTGAGTTGAGTAATCTCCAACGCCTTCTAGTAATATGCTTAACTCATCAGCGGTATTAGCCCTGACGTTTATCATGTCTCCATTAGGAGTTCTGTATGATACTTGTAGTTTCCATTCTTCTGCCATTTATACTTCCTTCTTTGTCGAGAATTGACAATGAGCGGTTAGTCCGCACATGTACTGACAAGAGTTTGTGTTGGGCAAGAATACACCCGCCTTGCGTGCCTTGTCAAACCCTTTTACCAGATACTCCAACTTGTCGTAGGTGTAACCTGATAAGTCTACCATTTCGCTGGTACCGCTATTACGAGACATGTAGTAATTACCCCACATGTTACGTTCATATACTTCTTGTCCGAAAGCAACCTCAAGCCCGACTTTATAAAAGCCTAACTGTAGGGTGCTAGTTGGTGTGTTCTTTGCTGTTTTGAGGTCAAGTATTACTAATCGTCCATCAACCTCAAAGATTCTATCTATAATCATCTTGACGGGTATCCCACCAATAATGGGTATAAGTTCTAATTCGATTGCTGGTCTACCATCAGGGGTAATCCAAATGTTCCAGTTGGCATTAGCCTTGCGCCAAGCGATATACTGCTCAACCCAGAGTGGTCCTGATGTTTGCCAGAAATTAATATCTTCTTTATCTGGTAATGCTTTAGTGGCTCTGCCACCTACTCTTGCATTGGTTAAATCAGTATCACCTTTGCAGGTATTCCAAGATTCTGTCCATAGATTATTGATGTCACTTATCATAGGTTGTCCCTATCATAGGTTTCACAAGCCAAGTGGAATGCTGAACCACCAACAGACCACACAGATGGCTCCTCCTGTTTTTCAAGAAGACGACCAAGGTAGTATTGATATCCACAAGTTAGGTAAGTGCTGAAAGCACTATATGATATATGTTCTGGTAATGTATATTCTTCTAGTTGTATTGTCATTATATTAAGTATATAGGAGTACTTTATGGTTTGTCAACCGCTTTAATAAGCGATTGACATTCTAGATTGGGTTGTGTATACTTGATTATAATATAATATAATACCCCGAAGGGGTATATAATATATAATTAATTATATATCTAAGGAGTACTATGCCAGATGTAATAAATAATACGTTTTGGGCTGTATTTTATGGCTCAACTTTAGGAACACTAACCGTCTACCTATTAACCTCAATATTAGAAGAGTACAGAGAGAAGCGTAACTCTAAAGGTATCCAAATACTGATGGACGAATGGGACGAAGTACTAGATTAAAACGTGATTTAGAACGACAAAAGACCCCCCTTCCTAGTATCTCTACTGGGTCGGGGGGTATTCGTGTCTTAAAAGGGCATTTAAAGGCTAATTAGGGGTACTTACTTGGTGCCTCTACCGTATTCTTTTTCTGTCTTATCTGCCCATTTAGCCAATGGTCCAGCCAATGCGCCAACTAGGATTGCTTGCTCAGGTGCTAGGTCAGCAGCAAGGGCTAGTCCCAATGTTACTGCAGATGCTAGTACTGCTCGTAGATAAGACTTAAAGGCTGCTTTAGTCTTTGGGTCCTTTAGTTTTTTAATTAGGTCTTTCATATCCATCCTTTAAGGGCGTGCAACGCCCATTACGAGGGAGTAGGAGCGTTTCTTAAGATACACGCCATCTCCGTTTGATTGACTACCCTTAGTATTATCTGAGGTATTACCCTCAACTACTTGTAGATACTTTAGGGTAGTGTTGTTCCACTTAACTATTCCAACATGGTCTGGTTCTGAATCAGCATCAAATTGAAAAAATACTATATCACCTGCTTGGGCTTTGCCAACGGGTATCATCTTGTTTTTACTGGCAAACCATTTAAGTCCCGCCCCGCAAGAAGCAAATCCTTTAGCACCTTGTGCTGCTATTTTCTTTGCCTCACCTGCTTGGTCAAAGCACCAAGATACAAACATTGCACACCAAGGGTTATTGTTTAACCCATACCATTTACCATACTTGGTATCGTTAGAATTACCAGTTTCGGTATAGCCTATCTCTGCCTTTGCTATATTTAATACACTCATATTGACATCCATCCCTGATACTCAGCATCTGGGTTATCTTTTAACCACTGTTCTCTTAACTTGTTTTGGTATTTCCAATCAATATCATTCATTTCTTTAACGCTTGCAACACCAAACCTGTTAAAAATTCTACCTTGTCATCTAACTGATTAACTTTGTCCTTTAAACTTGAGCCACCGTTGGGGCGAAGTTCAGATAGGTAGTGTTTAACTAAGTGCCTTACTGTTATAGCCAGCGTTCCTATTAAAGTAGTTGCTGCTACTGCCAGTCCAGCCCATTCATTTGGTGTCATATTATTATACCGTTCTTATAGTGATTTCAATGATGCCGCCAAAGCCATCAAAGCGTCTATCTGGTGGAGTCATACGAGTGAAAGAAATTTGTTCTATTACCGCTTGTTGTGATTCGCCAATACTTAGGTCTTGCCAAGTGATAACATCACCTGTCTTTTCTATCTCTTCTAACAATCTGATACGGTCAAAGGCTCTGCCTTCATAGCCAACAAGTGTATTGTATTTATCTGTCTCTGTGTCAAAGCAATATACAGGGAACTTAATAAGTCTTACACGAGGTGTAGCAATGGTTGACTTAATCTGATAACCCCTAAAGGTTGGACCAGTAGTGGGGTCTGTAGTATCAGGAGTTAATGTAAACTTATATGCCAAAAATTCTTGTGCTTCTTCAGGCTGGTTTGTAGTTACCTCTATTGGGTCAGTACCAGTAACGTAGGTAATGTGGTCAAATAAAGTTTCATTTCCAGAATTATCAGTAGCAATACTTGTTAGCACCATTTCACCTGCAGTAAAATTACCACGACCAATAAGACGTTTAAAGTTTTTAGGTTCTAAAGTTCCATAACGAATCTTACCTGTTATAATGTAACCACTATCGGCTAAAATTGTTTCTGATTGGATAGCAACACCATAATTACCAGAGGTAGTAAATGCTATCTGGTCTGAGTTACCCACAAAGTCTACGGTAGTAGCGTGTCCAGTTGCTGCCTCAAGATAAGTATCAGTTGCGTAAGCAAAGCGTAATGTCTCAAGTTCGTTACCTAAATCAATTCTGTATAGACCAGCATAAGTGTTAATTTTTCCAGTTACATAAACAAATCTATCTCTAAACGCAAAGTCTAATCCCGTGTTGGCTGCTTCAATAATTAATGGACCATATGATAGGTCTCCATTAGTATCTGATATAGAAGCAACACGTACACCTTTGTTGGTGCCAATTACTAAGTAGCCTAGATAAGATTCAATCTTAAGTGGATACTCACCACTAGGTAGTTGGGCTGCAATAATACCTGATGTAAGAGTTGGCATAACGCCAGCAGTAGATAAAATAAACTTATAGATAGCACCATTACCGCCAGCGTAGCCAGCAGCATAGATGGCAGAGCCACCTTCTGATATAGATGTCCACTCCCAACCAGTATTAGGATGTGTGTATGTAGCAGTAGGTAGAGTAGTAGTGCCAAGAGCACCAGTTAATTCATATATAGATGTACCTATGCCAGCAACAAGACGTTGTTTAACCCAAGCCAATTTTACTTTAGCATTACCAGTACTGTAATGATTGTTTAAAGCAGCCGTAGAACCAATTGTTTGATAAAAAATACGAGTTGCATTAGCAACAAATAATGTGGTTCCATTAGTGACTACATCTATTATTCCAGAAGCAGTTGTTGCATAAGTAGTAAGAGTAGTGCCATCACTTTTAATATCTTTAATTTCATCGCTAGTTGGCCTATATGCAATTACTACGTTAGTACTACCAGATATACCAGATATAAGTTTGTAAGGGTCAAAAGATGCTCCAGCAGCATTGGTTGTTTCTTTAAGTAAAGTTACTTGTCCCTTAGTCCATACATCCACATTAGATGAGTCAGCAAAGCGATGTGCTGTACTTTCCCCACCAGATGGGTCATAGAACTTAATACCTGTACCACTATGAAATGATGATTGAGAACGCATCCACCAACCAGTAAGTGATTGCTCACCTGGCTCTTGGTTGTTATCAAACTGAGGCTTATTAAATGGGGCTGTCTGTCTGATGTATGGCCGTTCATCTGATACTGCATAGATGAAAGGCATACCACCAATGGCTACATCGTAGGCTATATCTGTATTAGTCCAAATAGAACTACTTGATGTAATACCAAGGTCAACGGCAATAGCAAGGCCAACATTAGCAGTTGCCGAGCCTCGTCCTTCGGTTATATCACGACTGACTATGGCACACGCTCCTTAATAGTTATTAATATTTGTAGAACAATCCCTCAAGATTGTGCTAAAGACCTAAAGCCTGTAAATCCTCAACAGTTAAACCAAGTGCTGCAAGTTTAGCCTGTGCTGCTGTTTTGGCTTGCGCCTTTGCTTGGGCTACTGCTTGTTCATTTGCTAATACTTGTTCTAATGCTGTTTCTAATTCTACTAAAGTTGGTGCTTTACCTTCTAATTTTATCCATTTAATAGTTGAGTAATC